ATGTGTATAGAAGGTAAGTTTCTTAATATTTCAAGTATGACACAATTTGACACTATCCATGAAGCTATGGAGTATATTAGAAATAGAGAAATAATAAAATACTTTGATGAAGACTAAGGTATGTGATGGATGTGGGTTAGAAAGACCCATATGGAAGAGTAGTGGAACCGGGGGATTAAAGCTATGTAAAAACTGCTGGAGTTGCCACAAAAGCGGAGATACTGTACAGAAACCAACAAATTCTGCCATCCCCCGTGTTTCTGCTAAAAGAGCAAAGAAAGATGCGGAGTATAGCAAACTAAGAGAAAGATATCTTACTGAAAACCCTTTGTGTATGGTGAAGGTGAACGGATGTGGTCATGGTGCTACTGATGTTCACCATACATACGCAGGAACTAACAGAGATGCATTTTATTTAATACAAAGTACATGGAAGGCAGTTTGCAGAAACTGTCATGACTGGGTGCATAATCATCCAGAAGAAGCCCGTACAATGGGCTGGCTAAAATGATTTATAAATAATTTAAAACTTATGATTATGAAAATGATTGGAAAAGAACTTAAAATTAAACACACAATGAACTATTCAACATTCTCTATTTTACCTATGAATAGAGCTATTGATAGCAAACATGTTCAAAAGATGATTGCCAGTATCCGGAAAATGGGTGTATTAAGATGTGTTACTGCATGTACTACTAATATTATAGAAGGTGAAGACAAAACCTATATAATTGATGGTCAACATCTTGCTACAGCATTAGAAAGAGAAGACAAAATGATTCCTTATTTAGAGATTGAAGTTGAATCTGAAGAAGATTTAATTGAAAAGATGGCATACTTAAACAACTCATCTAAGTCTTGGGATTTAATGAACTATGTAAATGCATGGAAAATGATCCGTCCAGATTATATGAAACTGTTCAAGTGGAAGAATATGTATGATATAGAAGTTACTATGCTTGCTATGCTTGGAGTAAACAGCCCAGCACTTAAACATGGTACTTCAATTATCAAAACAGGTAATTTTACTATTACTAATCCAAATGCTGAAGCAATGTGTAAAGCATTTAATGATATCTTCTTAAAGATTGGTATGTCAGATAGAGCAGTTAAGTTTCAATTTTTAACAGCATTTATGCAAGCTTATGGTAATTACAATCATGCCAAAGTTATGGCTAACTTAGATAAACATCTAAAAACAGTTAAGCTTATGTCAACTGGTGATGAGACAGGTAATTACATTAGAAAGAAAATATTTAATTTACCAAAATGACAAAAGACAGACAAGACATACAAATGGAAGCTCTAGCTGCTACTGATGGTAAGCAGCGGGCTTCCGTAGTCTTAGGCACAGGGGTCGGTAAGACCCTTGTTGGCCTGACTCATATGGATAGAAATACTACACCACTGATGAAATGTCTTGTAGTTGCACCTAAGAAAGCTATATTTCAATCCTGGAAAGATGATGCTGTTAAGTTTGATAAGCATCATCTTCTAGGTAGAGTAGTCTTCACTACTTATCTAAGCTTAAACAAACATGATCCTAATGATTATGATGTTGTATACTTAGATGAGATGCATAGTTTACTAGACAGTCACCGGGGATTCTTGCAGTTATTCAAAGGCAAGATACTTGGGCTGACTGGTACTCCGCCAAAGAGAGACTATTCAGAAAAAGGTAAGTTAGTGCAAGAGTTTTGTCCTGTAGTATTTACATTTAAGGCAGATGATGCCATAGAAAATGGAATACTGAATGATTATAAGATTGTTGTGCATGAGCTAAGATTAAGCAAAGAAAAGAACTATCAAGTTACTATGAAGAATAAAACATATATGACAGATGAAGAATCTAATTATGTTTATTGGTCTAGAAGACTAGATGTAGGCTCCGGGAGTGTACATATGCTTAGAGTTATGAGAATGAAAGCTCTTATGGAATATCCTACTAAAGAAAAGTATGCTAAGTTATTATTTGACAGCATAGAAAGTAAGTGTATTCTATTTGCTAATACTCAGGCTCAAGCTGATAAGTTATGTGATCATAGCTATCATAGCAACAATCCAAAATCAGAAGAGAACTTGCTTAAGTTCAAAGATGGAGAGATTACCAAACTTTCTACTGTTCTACAGTTGAATGAGGGTGTAAACATACCTAATTTAAAACAAGGTATTATTATGCATGCATATGGTAATGAGAGAAAAGCAGCTCAGAGAATTGGTAGATTACTCCGATTAAACCCAGATGATAAAGCTATTGTCCATATACTATGTTATATGGATACAGTAGATGAGAAATGGGTAAAAGATGCATTGGAAGGATTTGACCAAAGTAAAATTATGTGGAAAAATTTTAATGTCACAGTTTAATTTATTATCTTAATGGTATGGAAGAGCACAAAACACACAGAGTAGTTATTTACAATGATGATGTAAATTCTTATCAGTATATCATGGCTAGCTTGATTAGGTTCTGTAAACATGAGCCTATTCAAGCTGAGCAATGTGCGGTTATAGCACACAATAAAGGAAAATGTCCAGTTAAATCAGGAGATTTCTTGGAAATGTTTGAATTAAAGAATAAATTTGATGATCTAGACATTAAATCAGAAATTGAAGAGTATGCAGGTGATTTGCATTGATAGCCGTAATAAACCTAAAAGAATATCACCATATGAATGGTTAGAAGAAGGTAAGGTGTATACTGTAGTTGAAATAGCCAGAATGAGTCTACAACAAAATAGATATGGTTATAGATTGAAAGAAGTACAACTATCAGAACAATCATTTCCTTATGAGTATTACAGTGCGGATAGATTTGCACCTTATGTTACTTTAGAAGCAATAGAAGCAGAACATTTTCAAGAAGCAGATTTAGAATTAATTTAAAATTTATTATTATGAAAGAGGATAATGGACTAGCTGTCTTTACAGCTATTATTTGGTTATATATGATTACAGCACATATATTTATGCTGTATTTTTGGTACCAGTGGTCTCAAACACATGGATTTTTAAGTACACTTATTATTGGACCTATTGTGTCTGAGATAAAAGGATTATTGTTCCCATTTTTTATGTAGCATATGGATTATACTTATGAAGATGTGCTGGTGCAATGTGAGTTAGTTAAAGATCTTCTTAAGGAGGGTAAGAACAGAAGAAGTATGGATAGAAGAAACTATCTAATTGCACTTATGTATTACAAGTTTAATAAAACAGAATTTGTTATAGGAAAAGTATTTGATATGAAGAGAGAAACGGTAACTTCTGCAAAGTTTCACCCATATCAATTACTTGAATATAGTGACATTAGTTTTATTGCAAATGTAAATGATCTTATGATTGCATTTCCATATGAGTTTCCTAATCATAAAGCAGGACAGGCTGATAAAAGATATACAGCTGTTATAACTCACTTTGATAAAGAAGCTAGAAAGAAAATCAAAAAGTATATGGAGTTTAAGGAGATATCAAGAATTGATATGGCAGTAAAAGAATTAACATTAAAAGCCTTGAAGTTATGGGAAGGATGAAAGAATTTTGTATAGATTTAATTAATGCAAATGGAGGTATACCAGATGGCATTACTATAGCTGATGTAGCTAGAATGAAAGAATTAGACATGTATAATTGGGAAGAGTATGAAAGACAACAAGAGAAAGCTAGAATACAGCATCTTGAATCAGAAAATTCAAGAAAGATTACAGAGGTGGTTAAAGCTAAAAAAACCAGAGGAGATATCTCAGCCGCGGAAGAGGGACAAGAACCAGAAATCTATTAACAATGAAGAAGGAGACTAGAACTTGGCTACTATGGTATATGGTAGGTTTACACTTACTTGCTGTTGTAGGTAGTACAGGTATTGCTGTGTATATACAGCATTTTCATCCTGGAATTTGGAATTGGTTTTTACTAATAGGTTTAGCATTGTTAAACTATGTGCTTTTTAAGAACATGTTTAAGTCAGTAAATGAAATTATTAATATTAAAAAAAGAAAACAATTATGAAAAAGTTATTATTATTATTGTTGTTGTCAGCAGGTGCAGCACATTCACAAATTGTAGTTGATGAGCCAACTAAAGATAGTGTCATATATTCATACCCATTAACAGTATTGAAATTAGTACACTTTTATGGGGAAACTAATCACTATACTTTCTTTTATAAAAACACCAAGTATCAATATGTTACTGATATTGATTACATTTCTTTTGATAACAAAGAAGAAGTTATTCAATTCTTTAATTTACTATTAAAAGTATATGAGTCTGGAGAGTTTACAAGTTTTACACTTGATGAAAAGAGATATCATATAGCAAAAAGAATAGGTCAATTAGCAGTGTATGATTCTGATGATTTAAGTGAGTTTTTGATCACTAAGAAAATTATAACCAAAATATTAGAGGCACTACAGTAATTGAAACATTTCATTAAATATCTTATAGTTTGGATAAGCCAAAACTTAGCCATACCTTTTTGGACAGTAGGTCACATACATTTGTTGAGTACTGTCTATGAAGATATTATTGAGATTATAGCTTCCTGCGGTATGAACTTAATAGTTGCCGCAGGATTTTTTATTGATTACTGGGACCAAAGAAAAAACAAGTAATATGAAACAGACAGCAGTAGAATGGTTGGTTGAGCAACTTAAAGGTATAGTAAATTAATAGCATTATTTCAATTTGCAAGAGTATGACAGCAGAAGAAGTTAAAAAAGTTAAGAGAACCTTAAAAAAGTATGGATTTAAGCAACACAAACTGTTAGAAGGATTTTATATAAAATTACATAATGAATGTCCTATAACTATAAGCTTTAGTGAACCTATGACTAATATGCACTTTATGATAGTTGTCATGGAACTTGATGTTGATTATGAGCTTACAATAAACAGTATTTTAGATTATAAGGAAACTAATCCTCAAAGATTCTTTGATATAGTGGATCATTTTAATGCAGCAATTAAATTTATAGACAGATAGTTATGAGTACAATAGCAATAGTTACAGTAATAGTATTAGTATCATCAGCTCTTATAATATTTTCTTTAAGAGATGATGATGAAAATAATTGGGATAACTAATGGGTAAAAGAGAAGATAAAGAGCTAAGCAAACTTTGTGTAGCTATTTGTTCTGATCATTATGAACTACTAAAAAATGTAAATTCAAATATGAGTTATACTTTTAACTTGTATGCTTCCGGTCCATATCAGGGACAGTATAGAAAGTTTATGTTTTATGCTGAATTAAAGCTTAATAAACTCTTAGGTTTAATTACTGCTGATGAAGTAGAAAATGTATTCAATATGATGATATCAGAAGATAAGGATAACTTCTATATTGTAGTACAGATAGTCAAACACTATATGAAAGAAAGACATGCTAAATTTGGAGCTTTAATGGATTATAAAGGTTATGACTATGCCCGGCAAAATTATTCACAAGAAGTTCTGAATCCAGCAGATTTCTTAATTAAATTAGCAAACAAATGACAGAAGAAGATTTAATAGATTTAGGATTTGATCAGGTGCATATAGCAAATGCTCAAAGTCAGAATGGATATGATTATTATTTTTATCAGAAAGAAATCTGTGACCATATAGTTTTATATAGCACAGATAGTATTGATGTAGAAGATAATAATTGGATAGTTAAATGTTGGGATATACCAGCAATTAGAATAACCTCAAAAGATCATTTTATGCAATTTGTAGAAATGATTGATAATATAACTTGTTAGTATGCTATCAGTTAAATTAGTTAAGAAAGATGGTAAGCTGACATATCCGGATGATCAGTCTAAGTTAGCTTATCAAATCTTTTTGGATAAGATTCCAGAAGGACAGAAAGTAGAAATGTATATTGGTTTAGCAGATGCTGACCATAGTGTAGCACAATTGGCAAAAGTGCATGCATGTATAAGAGAATTAGCCAAAGAATCTGGCTATACTTTTGAAGAAATGAAAGTGTTGATTAAAGAAAGATCAGGATTATGTTATGAAGCAGAAGAGACTACAATATGTAAATCATTTGCAGACTGTAGTAAAGATGAATTAGCTTTAGCTATTGAAGCTTGTGTGGAAGTAGGAAAGATTTATAATATTAATCTAGCTTAGGAGCTACATAACCTTCATCACCAGGCTGAAGAACTTCTTTTTCAGTGTAAAGATTTTCATTTTTAAACTGAGTTTCCATTTCAGCAAGAAGCAATGCTACAGTATAAAAAGACTTTTGAAGATCATCTAATTCAGTGTAAGATTTTGTCATTACATCTTTGATGTATTCTTCTGGTTTTTCTTGTTTACTGACTTGTTGGTATAAGTTAAATGAAAGTGCTTTTGTCATCATGTAAAAACCTTTATTTACTTGTATTGATACTACTGCATCATCTTTGATTTCTTTAACTTTAATAGCCATAAATAATTTATTTTAAACAAAAATATGAAACAAATATTAGATCTTGATGAAATTAAACAAAAAATGTTTGAAAGGTTAGAACCAAGTGGTTGGGCTAATGTTTTTAAATCTTTTATATTTAGTGGTGACTTTGATAAGATAATCACTGAGCTTGCAAGACTTGCTAGTGATGGTAGAAGGTTTACACCACCATTAAAAAACTTATTTAGAGCATTTGAAGAATGTCCTAGGAATGAACTTAAGGTAGTTATAGTAGGACAGGATCCATATCCACAGTTAGGTGTAGCAGATGGTATAGCATTTAGTTGTAGCATCACAAAAGAATTGCAACCTAGTCTAAGATATATGCTTGATGAAGTAAACAGAACTGTTTACAACGGACACCCTGGAAGTTTAGATGTAGATTTAACCAGATGGTCAAATCAAGGAATCTTATTAGTTAATACAGCTCTTACAACTACAGTAGGTAAGATAGGGCAGCATTACAATATATGGAAACCTTTTATGGCTTATCTGTTTGATCATTTAACATGGAATGAATCCGGACTTGTATATGCATATATGGGTAAACAAGCTCAAGAATGGTCTGAAACAGTAAATGATACTAACTATAAGTTCTTTGTAAGTCATCCAGCCAGTGCGGCATATAATAAACAGGAGAGATGGGACTCAGATAACTTATTTGTTAAGATTAATGAAGTTGTAGAAAGACAGTTTAATGCAAAAATTACTTGGTAATGACAGATATATTTCAAAGGTTGATAAAAGAGAACCTGACACCGAACACATACTATGTTTTGCATTGTATAAGAGAAAAAATAATACCTCATAATTTTGTCAATAAAGAACTTGAGTGCAAAAGACTGCAACAAGATCATTGGATAGATGAAAACTTGCAACTTACAAGTAAAAGTCTTATCTTTATGGAGGAAATTAACGGGTTCTTCAAGAGAACTAAAAAGAAAACACTTAGAGATTTAATGGGAGATGGCTTCTTAGAGAAGATACAGGAATATGTAGAAATATTTCCTAATAGGAAACTTAACTCTGGTAAATATGCTAGAGTTAATCCCAAGAATCTTGAGGGTGCTTTTAAATGGTTCTTTGAGAATTATGATTATGACTGGGAGACAATCCTAAAAGCTACTGAAAAATATGTTGATGAATTTAGTGTCAGAAATTATGATTATATGAGAAACTCTCAGTATTTCATAAGAAGACAAAATTTAGATAAGACTTTTGAATCTGATCTAGCAACATATTGTCAGTTATTAAACACAACCCTTGATGGAGAAGGTGGTTCTTATTTTAAAGAAAGAGTAGTATGACAAAAGGAATTTTAATAATTATAGCAATATTAGGAACAGCAATTGGTTATGGTGTAGTAGATTTATTTATTGTACCTATGCCTTTTTGGAAGTATTTCCTAATTGAATTGCTAATTACATTATTACATGAGGTGTATAACCAAGTGAAAAATAGTACAATAGAAAATCAATAACAATATGGCAGAATTATTTAATGGAGCCAGGCCTTTGCTGCCTGTAAGTGAAAGAGACTCACTAAGAAAAGCAATCCTTAAGATGAAAGGCAGAAGAAATGGAGATATTAAATCTCTTAAAAGTGCATGGCCCAAATTTAATGATGCTTTTTGTGATGGATTAGAATGGAGAACTATCACCGTAGTTGGTGCTAGACCTGGAACAGGTAAAACCTTATTCTTAGAACAGTTATTTAGTGATATAATAGACCAAAATCCTGATCAAGAATTTAGAATACTTAAGTTTCAGTTTGAGATGGTAGATGAAACTAGCGGAGTAAGAAAACTTAGTTTAGAAACTGGTGCTGATTACAATACATTAATGAGTAAAGATGGAGTGAAGGTAGATAAAGCAATCTATGACAAATGTGTTGAGTACTATGAGAAATCTATTAATAATGATATTACTAGAGTTCTATATGATACTTGTAATGTTGATGAAATGTGTGCAACTATTCATTATGAAATGGAAAAGTTTAAAAAACCAGATGGAACATATATGAATATGCTTGTAGGCATAGATCACTCAACATTATTTGCAAAAGCAAAGAACCAAAAGGATGACTTTGAGATGCTCTCAGCATTAGGTAAGGCACTCACTATGATGAAAAAAAACTATCCGGTAGCTTTTGTAGTGTTAAGTCAGCTTAACAGAAACATAGATAATGTAGAGAGACAGAGGGATGGTGAGTATGGAAATTATGTATTGGATTCAGATATATATGGGTCAGATGCTTTATTGCAGCATGCGGATGTAGTCTTAGGTATAAATAAACCCTCTCTAAGAAAAATAAGACAGTATGGTCCTGATAGATATATTATAAATGATGAAGACATGTTAGTCTTTCATTTTCTGAAATCTAGAAATGGTACCACAAGGATGAGCTTCTTTAAGCTAGACAGAACAATCATGAGGATTGTAGAGATAGACACACCGGCACAAGCTACAAAAAAAGTATCAATTTAAAATGTAAATAGAGTATGAGAAAAGAAAAAGAAAAAGAGTTTTTTGCAGAACACTTGGAGACATTTAGAGCTCATGGAATAGCAGATCCTACATTTGTTATCAAGACAGCTTACTTTGTAAAAGGTAAAGCAGAAAGGCAATTTCAGCTTTTTGCGTCTGAGATAACTAAGGAGCTTGATATATACATAGAGTTCTATGACAATGTTAAAGATGAAAATGACAATATTAAGGATATTGTGCCTTTTAATTCTGACAGACAATTATTTAAGTACAGAAACAATCCTTATTATGGAGAAGAGTATGAGATGAAAGAAGGTGTAAACTATAAAGGTGAACCTTATAAACTTTATACTATTCCTGTAACTGAATTGCGTGCTGTGCTTAAAGATGGAACTGAGATACCTTATAATGTATATCAGAAAAGAAAAGATGCGGGCACAGCTCCTGCTGAATCTGCAGTTGAAAATATCAAACTGCCAAGATTACAACAGTCTTTATTTCCTGATTTTGAGGCAGAAGTTGGTTCTGATTTAAAAGTAGAAGCAGATACAGACAATGTAGAAATTGCTGATGTACCTTTAAGTGAAGCAACTATTAGAGATTTAGCAGCAATTATGCTAATGGAACCGGTAAGTGCTAAGCCTTGGCTGAATGATTTGATTAAAAAACATACAAAAAGTGAAATATGAGTATAGTACTTCCAACAAGTAAAGTAAAGGCAAGTCAGGTTAATCCAAAGAGATTACTGATTTATTCAAAGCCAAAGACTGGTAAGACAACTGCATTTGCAGGATTAGAAAACAATCTGATTATAGATTTAGAAAATGGTTCTGATTATGTAGATGCTCTTAAGATTAAAGTTAATAGTCTACAAGAGCTATTAGATGCCGGTAAAGCAATTAAAGAAGCAGGTAAACCCTATAAGTATATTACTATAGATACTGTAACTGCGTTAGAGTCTATGATTATGCCGCTTGCAATTAAGCTGTATAAGAATACTCCAATGGGAAAGAGCTTCAATGGTGATACTGTTTCTACATTGCCAAATGGTGCTGGATATTTATATATCCGTGAAGCATTTTTCCAGGTTTTAGATTTTATTGATACCTTAGCACCCCACATTATCTTATCTGGTCACATTAAAGACAAGGTAGTTGATGATAAAGGTGAGATGGTTATGTCTGCAAACATTGATTTGACAGGTAAAATCAAATCTTTAATCTGTGCAAATGCTGATGCAATTGGTTATATGTATAGAAAAGGAAACAAAACTATTTTAAGTTTCAAAACTAGTGAAGAAGTAACTTGCGGTGCAAGACCAGATCATTTGAGAAATCAAGAGATAGTAATTACAGATTCAGAGAGTGGAGTTTTAACAACTTCATGGGACAAAGTATTCATTAATAATTAAAATAAATAACAATGGGATTAAGTACAAAAGACCTAGTAACTAGTGGAGGCGGAGGGCTTCCTAAAACAATTTCACCTGGAAATGCTACACTTAAGATTAACAAGTTAGAGCTTGAAGATTTTAGCTTTATTGAAGGTGCAAAGCATTTGCTTTTACATGTGGAAACTGAGCCAATTGATGGTTTTGAAGGTTTTTATATTGATAAAGACAATGAAAGTTTAGGAAGACATGCAGGTCAAGTAGGTAAAGTAAAAGCAAGTATGTATGCTTATGCTGATGGTGTTACTAAAGGTGGAATTAAGATTGAGAGAGATAAATCACTTATGTTATTTCTTAAAAGTCTTTGTAATAATCTTGGCATTTCTCAATGGTTTGAAAGTCAAGATGATTTACATGCTACTATTGATGACTTTGTAATTGCTTTCAACAAATCTGCACCGTTCAAAGATATCTATTTAAACTTCTGTGTTGCAGGTAGAGAATATGTTGACAAGAATGGATATACTAACTATAACTTGTATCTTCCAAAAGCAGATAAAGGTAAATATGCTTATGGTAATACTAAAGATGGTAAAGTATTAACTTTTGATGAAAGTATTCACTTAAAGAAACAAGAAGTGCAAGAAGTTAAGAATTTTGGAGATGATGATTTAACCATCCCAAATAAAACTTCTACTGATTTCAACTTAGACTAATTAAACTAGTCAAAGAGGGGTCAGTTAATACTTCTGACCCCTTTTTTATTTAATTATGTGTTATGATTTCAACCAAAGGACTGATATCTGATATAAAAGATGTACCGGATGAATGGATTTATGAATATTATTTAAACCTAAAAGAAAAACTTACAGGTCAAGATATAAAAATGCTTTCTGCATTTAACTCAAAGGATAAAGTTCCTTCTATGTTTATTTATTTTGATGTTGTATCTAATAGATATAAGCATAAAGATTTTTCTTCAGGTAATCAGGGTAGCTCATGGAATTTGATTCAGCAGTTGTATAACCTGACTCCAGGTGAAGCAGCTAAGAAGATAATGAATGATTATCAAGCATATCTTAAAAACAATACAGTACTTGAGAAGAGAGAAATAGTAATACATGACAAGTTTAAGGTTGTGGATTATGAGATGAGGCACTGGAATAGTTTAGATAAAGATTACTGGATAGGTTTTAAGATTGGATCTAGTATCCTTGATAGATATAATGTTGTTCCTTTAGATTTCTTTACAATGGAGAAAACAGAAACAGATGGTACTATAACTTCATTTGTATTTAAAAAGCCTTTTACATATGGCTATTTTAGAAATGATGGGAGTTTATACAAAATTTACATGCCCAAGGTACCAGATAAGAAATTTATAAAGGTTGAGAATTATATCCAAGGTATGGATCAGCTTAAGTATGAAAGTAAATATCTACTGATTACTTCTTCTCTTAAAGATCTAATGTGTTTTAATAGACTAGGTATTAATAATATTGAAGCAATTGCTCCGGACAGTGAGAATACTATGATAGGTGAGAGAGCTATGAGTGAGTTTGTAAGACATTATCAAAAGATTATTGTTCTGTTTGATAATGATGAGCCGGGGATAAAAGCAGCTGAAAGATACAAACATATGTATGGATTTAATTATATTATTCTACCTATGGAGAAAGATCTTTCAGATTCAGTTAAGCTGCATGGTATAGATAAAGTTAGAGATGTGTTATTTTCACTATTAAAACAAGCATTATGAGCTGGTTATATGAAGGAAGACCTTTTAATGATAGCATGATTCCAGATGGAGCCGTAGGTTTTGTATATGAGATGGAAGCTGTTATTAATGGAAAGTCTGTAAGATATGTAGGTAAGAAGAACTTTTACTCTATTACAAAGAAAAAGTTTGGTAAAAGAGCTATGGCTCAAGTAACAGATAAAAGAACTAAAAAGTATGAGACTGTTACTAAACCCAGTTATCAAAACTATTATAGTAGTAATGCAGTTCTTAAAGAAGCTCACAAAGCTGGTGTAAAGATTAAAAGGTTTATGGTTAAGATATGTTTTTCCAAAATGGAACTTACATATTATGAGACTAAGTATCAATTTACAAGAGAGGTTCTTGAAAAAGAAGAATTCCTAAATGGGAATATATTAGGTAGGTTTTATAAAATCAAATAGTTATGACAGAATTAGAATTGACAAGCCTCCTGTTTCAGTTGGCTGATTTGAATGTTACTGGTGTTAAAGTAAAATATGATGGTGCTGGAGACTCTGGTTCCATAGAATGGATTGGTTTTACAAAAGAACCATGTGAAACTCCAGAAGATGTGATTGATAATATAGATGATTGGAATAATGAATTTTTATTAAGTAATCTAGATAGGGAACTTTATAACTTAGTTGAAGAGTTTGTTATTGATAAACTTCTTGATGATATAGAAGACTGGTGGAATAATGAAGGTGGTTTTGGTGATGTAGGTATATGTGTTCCTTCAGGAAAGTATGTTATAAATAATCACATAAGGATTATTGATCATGAAGAGTATTTTCATGATGGAGATTTATTAAGTAAAGCAGATGAATAATGAAAGAAAAAGAAAAAGCAGAAGAGTTATATAACTATGCTGTAAAGTTATATGGTGAAGATAAAGCTAAAGAAGCTTCATTAAAATCTGCACAAGCAACTCATGCATTGGCACCATATCAAGATGGTAAAATGAAAGCTAGAAGTTATTGGGAAAGAGTTATTGAACATCTAAATCAAAAATAATGGCGCATCCTTGGCAACATGCAAAATCCTCAGCTAAGAAGTTTGGAGGATCTCC